CCTTCAAAAACTATATCAGCGCCTAGTTCGTTAATAAGTGCCTCTGACATTTGCTGGGGCAACGATGTGTTTGGGAATAGTGTACGGAATTCGCTCTCGTACATTACTTGCCCGGTTTCTCTGATTCGTACTTGCATGATTATTCCTTATGCGATTGCCAAGAAGATATAAGTCTCGCCAGAAGCGTTGACATACCCATAATTGTTTGGAAGTGTGAAACCTGTAGAGTTAGGATCAATCCAATCAAGGTCGTAGGTTTGGCCTGTACTAATTGTGTTCTCCGCAACACTCGAATTCAACACAAGGAACGGATCAGTGGCTGCATTGATGCCCCGAGAGGTATCAAATACCATCCAGTCGTATGCTTGGGTCGTGCATTTAATTAATACAAACCTAGCCCCGCTAGTAAAACCGCAATTAATAGTTAAACTACTACCTGTTCCTGTGTATGAGCCTACTTTGGAAACACCTGCACAAGTGGCGAATAGGTAGGCAACATAAGTTCTAGCACTGTCATTTACGCCAAATCCGCCGCCCGTAAGACTAAAAACTGTAGATGTGGGCGTAGTATTATTCCAAGAATCAGTGCCGCCCGCTGCATTAGTTAAATTTAAATATACTTCAAAACCATTTCCAATAGAGGCGTTGTAAACAGTCCAAGCGCCAATGTTGCTTCTACATTTAACAATCATTAACTCAGGCACTACACCTAAGTTATGCGTCACAGTCCTTGCACTTCCCGTACCTGTATAGCAAACCACATCAAAGAAGCTACGGGCTCGGCGCATAAAGTAGCTAACAAGAGGAGTTGTTGCCCCAAATGACACTACGCTGCCGCCAGCGGCGTTGTTAAATGTAATAATATTATCAATCTCTTCCGCGTTGGTGTTGATACTATTTAAGAACGCTTCACCGCGCAGTCTGTCGCCCCACGCTTTCCAGCCGCCATAATCTGTTGACCTCGTAAAACGAGTAGCTAGGTCTGGAGGAAATGCATTGAATGTAGTAGACCCACCAGTCCATACATTTGCGCCATAGACACTTGTCCCACTTGTAGGCACTCTCATCGGGCCACGGCGGATGGCTATGTAGATGAATCCGCCAGCAGTTGAATAACTGCTAGGGAAACTAAACCCAGTCGCATTTGGCTTTAAGAAATATGTTGTGCCTGAATTACCTTCTGCATTAGTAGAGTTTGCTCTAAGGTAATTTTCACTTTGTACGCCATTCCCCCGCATATTGTCAACAATATTCCAGTTAAATCCGTCTGATACATCTTTAGCCATAATCCACTGAGGTTCAAAACCAAGATCAACAGTTCCCGCACCGCCACCAATACCAGCAATACCACACGAAATCACATTGTCTGCGCCAGTTAAGCCAAAGCCTCCTGCGTTGTGGGCAAAGAGGTAAGCAATCCCTGTTGTGCCGTTTGCCCACAAATTAGGATTAACAGAAAATTGTGTAGATGTTGGCGCAGAAGGCCAAGCATCACTAAAACTTTGTACAGCTGATGTTGTGTTTAACCTCAGGTAATTAGTTGTTGTGTTTGAAAAAGAACGATGCCACACAACCCAGTTTGCACCACTTGCGTCTGTGCATTTAACAATAATGCAGCCAGGAGTTGATCCAAGGTTGTGGTTGTATGTTGTGGTGCTGTTGTTGAGCGTCACAACATCAAAGAACTTTGGTTGCCTGCGGAATGTCCATGAGGCGTAGTTAACGCTGCTGCTATTGGTACCTCCAGCGCTGGCTGATACCGTAAATCCAGAAGCGTTAAAAGCAGTAATCGTGCCGTTTAATGTTCCTTGTGCGTCTGTTGAATTAGAAGATAAATAGTTGGGCAGTGTTGGGCCGGGGGAACTAGCCAACCGATGGTAAAAAGTCTCGTTTCTACCTTTAACCCAAACCAGCCCACCCTTACCGGCTATAGCACTTGTAAATGGGCCGACCTCTGAAGCTTTTGCATTGCCATTCACTGTTATGGCAAATGCATTTGTTGACTTATCTACAAGAGGTGTTGGGGTTTGGCAAAGTAAAAGTTGAGTGCCTGATACTGCTGTTGTAGGCGCAGTTGGAACAGTAATTGTTGACGAATTTGGGTTGTCAATATTTGAGCCGACAATTACCCTAAAGTTTGAAACATAGCCATTCCAGCTGGTGTTACCTACTGTTATTTGTGTTTGATTAAAATCTACAGAATTGCTTAGTGTACCAACCCTCGTCCCATTGATGTAATAAGACCTAACATTTGATGAGTTGCGTACTAAAGCAATGTGGTGCCATTGGTTAATGGCAGGGTATGCTGCTGAAATAACACCAGCTGTATCGTAGTTGTTAACAAAATCAAGATTGCCACTGCGATAAGCAAAAAATATTCCACCACTTCCGCCCCCGTTGTTAGTTCCAAATGGACCAACAAATTGAGAAGGGACAGCTAATGAATACATCCAAAAATCAATTTGAAACGCGCCAGTGCCGATATTTAAATTTGCACTGGTAGGAGTTACAAGACTATCACCGCTACCATCAAAATAAACAGACCCTCCTGAATTACTTACACCAAGATTGATACCATTTTCAATTATTTGTGATGTACCATTGCCTGTGTAGAGGTATGTGCTGAACACATCCTCAATATATGTGGTATCTCCGCTTGCTGCCTGCGAGTTTTGTGAACTGAACATTAGTTAATCCTTACAGGTAGTTCTGGCCAGCGTTGCTTCCCCACCAATACGTGCCGTCGCCAACAAAAACATACTTGTCGCCTTTAGACGCAGTAGCAGTAATTGTTGGTGCTGTGCTTGCGGGCCACTTTACAGAAGCGGGCCAAGTAGCAGTACGTGATCCTGTTGCGTCTTGGAGCAAGAGCAAAGTAAAACCCTTACCTGATGTAGCAGTTGGGAACGTAAATGTACAGTTGCCAGTCAATGTCAGTATTTGTACTGAGCCGTTAGCCAAGTCAATGGTGTAGCTTGTAGATGTATTGGCTGTTACAGTTTCTTCTGTGTAGCCGTTAGTAAATGTACCGGCTTCAATTGTTTTGTTGGTTAGAGTCTGGGTATCAGTTGTGCCAATCACAGTACCTGATGGTGCAGTTTTGGTAGCCCATGTATCAAGGTCAGTATCCCATGCTTGTACGTTTGTACCAATAGCTAAACCAAGAGCAGTCCTTGCGTCAGACGCTGATGTTGCGTTCGTACCGCCGTTTGCAATAGGTAAAGTACCAGTCACGCCAGTAGTCAGAGGCAATCCAGTTGCGTTAGTTAGCGTAGCGCTTGTCGGCGTTCCTAAAATTGGAGTTACCAAAGTTGGGCTTGTTGCAAAAACATTTGCGCCTGTTCCTGTCTCATCCGTCAAAGCGGCTAAAAGGTTGGCAGAGGATGGCGTACCTAAAAACGTTGCTACTCCAGTGCCGAGACCAGACACGCCTGTAGAAATTGGCAAGCCAGTTGCGTTGGTTAATGTACCGCTTGTTGGAGTTCCAAGAGCAGGAGTCGTCAAAGACAGACTAGCGGCTAACTTAGCTGTGGTTACACCGCCATCGGGTATATCAGCAGATGTTAACGGGACTGGCGTTGGGGTTTTTCCGATGTAACTCATTATGAAATCTCCAGAACAGACACAGCTACATCCACCGCAACGTCAGAGGTTACTTTAAGAATGTCCGCAGCTTCAAGCACAAGTTTTTGATCGCCGCCAATAGGAACAAGTGAGCTACCAACTGGGATAGGTACACCTTTAACAAGGTATATTGTTGTTGCGCCAGAAGTAATCTGGATATCCACAGTAGCTACACCAGATGTTGTATTCGCAAGACTTAACCCAATTACAGTGGTTTGAGTCGCACTCGGCGTGGTGTACACCGAAGTCTGTGTTGTAACGCTTGCAGCGATGTAATTTTTAAATGCGTTTGCCATATTTATCCCAATGCAATAGCGAACGCTAGCGCGTCGCCGGACGTAACAACAATAGCCGTTGGGCCAAACTCAACCCACTGAGAAGAGTCCGCGTCAGTTGTATAAAGGTACTCAACGCCAGTATCAGAGTCAAGCCATCTGTCACCTGCCGTAGCTCCTGCTGGCGCTGTAGACGAAATAGTAACCCGAGAAGCTGCAGTGCCGGGTATCCAGCGAGAATTTGCAGCGTCCCATACCACCGCTTGCCCGCTCGTGGGCGTACCCACTACCTGAATCTTATCGGTATTCAGGTTCGTGAAGTTGGAGTCAACCTCAGTATTGGTAAGGGGTGAGCCCTTCCCTGCGCGGGTAACAATGGTACTCATGGATTACTCCGATCAAGGTGCAGCCATTGTGACTGTCCAAGTAATGGACATTGTATCGTTTACGTCTTTATTAACAGGCTGAAACACTGTACGGCAAAGCATTGTGCCGCTAGAAGAAGCATTAAAAATGCCGGCTTCAGTAATAGCAGTTAAAGAAGCTGGAGTGCCTGCTGGGAAAGAAGCAACGTAAGCAACGGCTGCGCCTGTTGGGGTTGTGCTAGTTAAAGCCACGCGTGCAGATTCAGCGCCCAAAGCAGTGTTGCCTGCAGCTGCTGCCGTGTTATTTGTACCAATGGCCATGTGGCTCATAACGTTAGCGGACGTGCCCGCCATACGACTGGCAATAAATCCCAAACCGGCTGTAACAACCAAGTTCTTGACTTCCTGCTCGTGCTTGACTGTACCGTCGGGAGCGGTTACTACAATCTTCAATTCGCCAGTAGCGACAATTTTTTCATTCGTGTTCATGGGGATTCCTTAAAAAGTACGACTAGTTCCTACATAGTCTTCCGCGAAGTACGTGATATCGCAGTAGCCTTGGCTTATCAATGTACCAGCATCTGACGCGCTAGTCGAGTCGATAAGAGCTTTTCCAGCCACAATAACGGCGGAATCTGTTGCGGTTGGCGTTTCAGTCAACCCTTTAATAAAACCTTTAAACGCGGCATCAGCCGCTGTCGGCGACTCAGTAAGAGCTTTTCCAAATCCAATAACGGCCTGATCAGATACGCTTGAGCCATCACTTGGATTCTCAACCTTAGCGTTTCTAACATCTGCAACATCGGTCACATTAACCGTGTCGATTAGATTCTTAATGAAAGTCTTGGCTGCAACGTCACCACTCACAGCAGACTCTACAAACTCTCGGTTAAATCCGTTCGCTATAACAAGGGTCTCAGTTGGCGTAACAACTTCAGACAACACTTTCATGAACTGAATGATTTGATCGTCGTCTGTGACAATACCATCTACGTCATCCGTGGCAAACGCCGTGTCGTTTAGCGTTTTGTTGAGGCCCAGAACGGCGGCATCACTTGGCGTTGCAGTATCAGATGCTGTTTTACCAAAGGTCTTAGCGGCTAGATCAGACGCACTACCGGTGTCACTAAGCGCTTTTCCGGAGCTTTTGACTAGCGTTTCGCTAGCTTGCGCGGTTTCGGTAAGCCCTTTACCAACTGTTTTTACAGCAGCATCAGTTGCGCGAGCAGTGTCAAAAAGATCAATAAATTTTAAAAAGTAACCTGTAATGGCTGTGGCTTTAAGCAATACATAACTTGTAGCGGCGCTAAGTTTGACGTAGCTAACAGTTGCCTGAAGTTTTACGTAAGCAATTTCTGCCTGAAGTTTAATGTATGCATAGGTAGCGCGCATTAGAAGTCCTCGCGCATCCTAAATCTTAATGGGTCGTATACAGTCTGAACACCGCCGCCAGAGGCAAACGTAACTTGAATTTCACCTTCATAGTTACCGGGGTCTCCTGACATGGCCAACGCTGTCATGGGGAAAACGCAGACCCCGCCAACGCCGTTTGTGACTGTGCCCGCAATTGTGTCTTGCAGCGTAGTAGCACCAACCATGCGGAACTTCATAACAACAGTAGCGCCAGTAATATCTACTACAGCGCCTGTGTTTTCATTGGTAATTGTCGCCTCAACTTGCGGGCGGTTTACGTCACCTTGAACAAGATAGATCAGATCGCAGCTCATTACCAAATCCTACTGTAACGTATGCGCATGGGCGCATGGTTCATACCGCCGGTCACATAAGCCCGGGCCGTTTGTTTAGCAATTCGAAACTTCAATGTATATGCTTTAGCGCCTGCAGCGTCGGTATACGGCTGATTAGGCGTTTCCAGTAAACTAGCAAGCGCTCCGCTTGAAATTTCTTCTAAATATCGCTCGTACAGCTGCGAATCGACAACAGTAGAGTCGCGTAGCGGCATGTATGAAAAACGGCCTGTGATCGCGTTCTGGACAGTTTCTGCGGGGCATAAAGCCAGCGTAATGTCGTTGGGGTTGAACTGCGTGTACGCCTGTGGAGTTCCAAGCTGGGATTGCCAGTTCATGGAGAACATCTTCTCTAATTCATACTGGCTCTTACGCTCTAATTTTCGGCTCTGATAGTAGATGCCCATCAGTTGGCCAAGAATGTTGTACTTAGGCACATCGATGCAATACGTGTTTGCGCCGGCCATCACAGTGATCGGCGTTAAGTCACACTGCAGGAATAACGTCTCGCGGCAGAAGTCGATGCAGGCGTTGCGCACAGCCTCAATTGCTTGGTCGTCCAGTACGTTGGGCGCGTACGGAACAATGTTCGGCAAGAAAACTTCGTAGGAGACGTTGCTCACTTCATTGATCCCGGTAAGTTAGGGTTAAATGGGGCTAGCGCTTGGTTCGGGTTAGACGCAGCTTCGGCTGTGGCTTTGCCTTGCAAGAGACCTTGGAACTGCTGATAGTATGAGGCAGCCAAAGCAGAATTGTTTGCGTACTCAGCATCCTTGCTGTAAGCCCTGAACAGAATGTAACTGATAAGCGCCGTGACGTAAATATCGTCGATAGTGATAACGCCGCCAGATACTGCATCTGATGGTGCAGCAACGTAAACCAACTCTATATAGCCCTGACTTGAGGACGGCTGAGGGGGGTATACGTAAAACGTCTTTGAATCTAGGGGGGTATAAACGAAATGCTTTGTAACTGCGCTAGGAGTAGACGAGTGCCAATTTGGAACTTGCGCATCTAAAATCTCACGAGACACAGCACGAATTGCATTGCCCGGCGTTGTGCCGTTAGTGCCCATATTGCGTACTACGTCGATCAAGGAAACGGCTGCAGCGGGCAGTGTCTGCTTAGTGCCTGCTACACAAATAACAGCAGCGTTTATAACAAACGCATTTGGTTTATACAACGCGGTTTCACGCTGGCCATCGTTCAGCCACAAAATCAATTCGTCAGTAGGCCAGCGAATGTTTGTCGGGTCTTGAAGAATTGTCGAAACCTTGGTCAGGATCGACGCAACTGTGATGGTCGCCATGAGCTAACCTCGTAGAGTTTGAAGTTATGAGAATACTAACACAAGAAGGGGCCCCGTGGGGCCCCTCTTGCTGCGCTGATTAGGCGCTGAGGACCGCAGCCCAGTTTTCGCTGCCCAAGCTGATATAGCAGCCGGACATGTTAGCAACCAAAGCCTTAGCAGCGTTGGCAGAGCCGTTGTTAATCTTACCGCCAGTATTGGGGTAGACGTTCAACGAATTCGCTGAACTGTTAACAACGTAAACAATATCGCCAGCAGTGCGATCGGCAGGCAATTTAACGCCATCAGCAGCAGTGCCTGTGGTAACGTAGTTGATAAAGCCTGTCAGTGCTGTAGCACCGGCTTGGGTTTGTGTAGTACCTGCAGTAGCGGTCTCGTAACCACCAACTTCGGTTGCAAAGCTCATTGAATTAGCCATTTTGATCTCCAAAAATAAAATATAAACGGGAAAAAGCCCCGAAGGGCTTTTTGCTTAGCCCTTGACCACAGCGTAGGTCAAAGCTTCTGGCTTAACTGTCTTGCGACCGTAGATCATCAAACCGCGGACCAAAGTACCGAAGTCGTTGGGGTTGGGAATAGACTCAACCTTGTTGATCTGCGAAGCAAAAGTCAATGCAGACTTCTGACCAGCGATGATAACGTGGCGCTTAACTTTACCGGCATCAGCACCGCCAGAGTAGTTCTGGTCAGCAGCTGCTTTAGGCAACAAGTTAGACACATAGATATCAAAGCGGTCGATACGGCCGATCTTACCGTTACGCAAGATAGACTGGGCATCACCAGTTACATAGGCTTGAGCCAATGGAGATTGCATGAGCAACTGACGCTCAGTGGGCGTAATGATCAAGAAACGATCAGTCTCAGGAACGTTTTGCTCGTCCAGAACAGAAGACATGGAAGTGATCGTGTTCAAGATTGTAGGCAGGGGGCTGCCAGCAACGTAGTCCAAAGGAGCTGCGTCAGTACCGAGGTTGAAAGAACCGCTCAAAACACCAGCAGTTGCGCCAATGTTGGCAGCAGCGGCAGAGCTGAATGTGCCCAAGAAAGATTCGCGGTCAACGGCGATTTTCATCTGGTTGGCTGCGTCAGTCGTGAACATGTCCATCAAGTTAGGCTGAGCTTGGTACTCGAGAACGTCAGAAACGTTCACGCCAAAGTAGTAGCCTTTGTCGATGTTCAACTCAATGGTGTTAGGAGTTGGTGCTTCGTAGTTCAAGCTAGAACCAACAGTGTAAGTGCTGATGGTGATAGAGGGGATGTTGTTGATGACAACTTTATCGCCCATGTTCTTGATATCGCCTTCCCAAGATGTATTGGAAACTTCACCGAATGTGGTGTTAGCGTAGAACTTAACGTTCAGTTTGCTAGACCAAATTGCGGGGATGAACGTACCAGAGTACGAAGGGTTTGTGTTAAAGGGTGCGGTTACGGCATAACCGGCGGCTGCTGTGATTGTAGACATTTAATGCTCCAAATAAAAAAAATCGGTTTGTCAAAACACGCCGCCGTTACAGTTATGGACGAATACGTCCTTCTGTTTGGGCAGCATCTAACTCGGTTTGTAGCTGCATCGCTTGCTCGTGCTTACCCTGTTGTGACAACCGGACGATCCTATTGCTTTCAGCGATGTAATCAGCGCTTGTATAGATTCGGCCGTTTTGCGAACTAGGGGTAGAAGCTGTCGACTTCCCCGGTGCAACCTGACGGTTTAGCTCTTGGCGTGCATTAGATTGCTGTTGCTTTCGAGCTGAAGGGTTATGCGCTGGATACTTCTCGAAGAATGTATCAAACACTTCCTTGACGGCGGAGACGTCCTGACGACTTGCAGCGTTCAGAAGAGCGTCGTTCCATGTAGCTTGAGAACCCGGAATCCGAGTTGCTAACCATGTCTGACAATCATCTGTTGCTTGAATCGCCTCCCAGCTTGGCAACGTTGAATTGAGATTCTCAAAGAATCGATCCTGCGCTGTCTTTGCTTGAGACTGAACAACTTCACCGACTTGGCCTTCGGCTTTGGTCAACTGGCCTTCTAGTGCCTCGATTTGCTTGATGTACTTTGACTCGCGTCTGCCAAATTCTTCTTTGGCAATACGGCGGGCTAGGTCTACCAAGTCCTCACCAAATGCTTCCACGTCTTTGTTTGTAACCAGTTGGCTCGGCTCAGGTTCAGCTTGCGTTTCGGCTTTCTGTTCCTTGAGTTTTGCCTGTAATTGATCCATCGAATCCGTCAGTTGCCGCACTTGCTGTTGCAGGGTTGGCACTTGGCTGTTGTACTGACCTTGAAGTGACAGGTAGCGTTGCTTCCATGCCGCGTCGTCTTCAGTAGGTTTCGGTGTCTCAACGGAGACTGGTTCCTGACTTTGCTTCTCTGGTTCTGGCTCAGAACTCTGTTGTTGTTCGTCTTCGGGCTTGGGTTCTACGGCCTGTTGGGCTGCAGCAACCTGCTTGTCATACTCTTCCGCAACGTGTGCTTGAGCTTGTACCTGTTTTGGCAATGCCATAAATACTCCTTATGCCGGTTCCACCACAGAACTTGGGCGTGTTTTTACAAAACGACTTGCCGGGGGCTTCCCCCTTAGGCTTACCGTGTCTTTTCTGCCAGCTCAGGGGATACCTGAAGCAACGTGAGAATGTCTTTACACTCTCGCGCCATCCCTTGGACTCTCGGGGTGGTATCGCCGGACGTATCCAGCAAATTATTTGTCAGCTTTTCGAGTTCGGTTTCGAGTAATTTCAACAAAACCTCTCCATCGTCTGACTTAGAAATCCTAGCCAACGCTTGAAATTGTCGAGCGTCTGGTTTAATTAGCAAGCTTTGCCTCGCGCAGTGACTGTAGCGCGTTTAACAACACCGCCGTTGGCCATCTTAACTCCACTACGACCGCGTGCGGCGTTAGCCGCAGCTTCTGCACGAGCGGCAGCGCGTTTTTCAACATAGCGTTTAGCGCGATCATCATTTGTTTCTGCGCGCAGTGCTGGTTTAGGAGCACGAGCTTGCATACGAGCCATGTCGCTACCAGTATCACGGGGAGCCATATCGGTTGTGTACTTCTTGCCCATGTATTCAAAAGTTTTGTTGCCGGCCTTACGCTCAGCAGCAAACGCTTCTTTGAAGGACTTGTACTCTGGCTTAGAAGACTCTTCGGCTTTTGATTCAGAAGACTCCATGGGAGAAGAACTTTCCGACGAGCCCGAACCAGCCTCAACGTACTCAACGGTTTCGCCGCCGTCTGCGTAGCGATTCATCATTTTGGATTTGCCAGAATAGTTCATGTTCAGTCCTTTTACTGTGTGGTTTGTATCATGGGGTAAACCCCATGTCAAGAGAATTTAAAAATTATCTGTAATTGGTGCGCCATTACTCAACATCTGCTGGTTCTGAACGGGACTTCCCGCAGGAGCTCCCTGTCCGGGCGTTTGCTGTGGTGGCTGGCCAGCTTGCATCATTTGTGCAATCTGTTGTGCGACACGCAACTTCTCACGTGGAGGCACAACATCGTCGGGGTTTACGTCCAACTGCTTTGCAGTTTCGCGTAACAGAGTAGCGCGGCCGTCGATACCCATAATCTGCATATCAATCGGATTTGCTGTTGCCTGCAAGAATTCGTTACGACGAACCTGTGCAGTCTCTTTGGCCACGATGCTGTTGGAGCCGCGGGCCACAATGGTCACGTCGCCTTTGAGTTCGTTGTCTTCGCTGTACTTCATGTTGTAGAAATACAAGCGCTCAAGCAGCGGAGTCATCACGCTGTTATCAATGTTTGCAACAACCTGCTTCATAGACTTGTTCGCATTGCCCATCAGCATGGACATACCGGACGCCGTACGGCCAGCGCCACCTGTGGGGCTAGAACCTGTCATGTAACGTGGAATGCCTGAATATTCGTCCGCCAAAATAGAGAACTTCTCATACACAGCCATGAGCTCTTGTGCATTTGAGTTTGGCTGGAAAAAGCCAATTGGCGCAGCTGACGAACCCATTGGGTCTGAAGTGATTTGGTGAATCTTCCATGGGTACATCTGCGTGATATCTTCGCCCTGTGGTACGCGATCCACGTTGACCCACACCTGTGGTCCAGAGGCAATGCCCATGTTGTTAGCCAAAGCGCGTGTAGCGCTGTTACACATGTCTTGGCAGTCCTTGATCAAGTCATACGTACTGTTGCCCCAGAACGTGCCGGGAACACCTTCGTACGATGCTTTGTAGTAAGGCTTCTGACCGAGGGGGTGGTAGTTCAGTGATGCCTTGATAACGTATGAGCCGATGAGCCACGCTTCACAAGGATACTGCTTTGTAATGTCAGGCACTTCTGTATCTGACAAACCCCAGTCGCGTAACATCTGACCAGACACCATACCCCAGAACTGGATAGCGTCAATCAAATGCTCGCTGTTTTGCATTACTGCGGAGGTTGATCTTCCTTCGGCTTGCGCTTTAGTCGAGTCAACAATGAGCCACTCTTGGAGACCGCCGCGGCCATAAGCTTCGATAACTTGTCTAATAGCTTCGTCATCATATCCTTCTACTCCAATCATTTCTTCAAGGTCAGTCTGGCGGAGCTTGTGACGCTCAATCAGATAACCATCATTAATCCCTGTCGACGCAGGAGACGGATAAATCATAAATGGGTCAACGCGCTCCCACTCGAGCACTAGGTCATCCACAATCAGCAACTGATAGCCTGCTTGTACATCCGGGTTCCACTTCATTCTCGGCTTGCGACGAACGATTGGGCCCTTTAAGAATGCACAGGGGAATGTTGTGATGTCGTCAATAAATGCATCAAACGCCGTGATGAATCCGCCCTCAATGAGCTGATCCTCCATTTTGTGTTCCATCTGCTTGACTTTGAACTTCGCCTCTTCCATCACGTTGTGCATGTACTCTTCGCGCAACTCGTTTAAGAACTTACGCAACTGCGTAGGAGGTAAAGCTTGACCAGTAATCTCAATCACCTGAGCCATCTGCTGTATTGCATGCAGACGCATCTCTTCCATAATATCCGGTGACAGTGTGGGTGTAGGCGTTGGCCTGATAGTCCAAGGTTTATCTGCACCTTGTCCCAATAACACATCACGCAACCAACTTGCCGCAGCACGGCATTTGTTGGAGGTAAGCATCATGTAAATTTCTGAGCCGCCGTTTTGGCGAATCATCGTTAGAACGTCAGGATCGTATTCTCCGCGGCGTGCGCGCACGGCTTTAAACATTCTAGGCTCGACCGTTTGCTCTTTTGCTGTCCTCGCTTCAGTCCAGCAGTTGCGGACATAGGATGCAATAGATGTAATCAGCGGCTGCGCCTGCGCAAGCTCTGACGCTTTACGCTGCTGTTCTGCAACACCCGCTGCCGACATTGCCGGAAGGATGCCGCCCATACTGATGCCTAGATTCTGGTTCATGCGGGGCCCATCTCGTTTTAATAAGTGTAACTTACTTTTTTGATTTCGCGCTTACCGCGCTGCAATGCTAAACCTCGGATGTTCATATCGACTACCGAGTCGGCGTACTGATTGGCGTCATGGACGTGAGAGAACTCGTTCTTGTCTGGCCTATCTTCTAACTCGCCGTTCTTCTTAATTTTGTACCGATATCCGTATCGAAAGCCTTTGATAAGCATCTCGCAGGAGCGGTCAATTAAGTACATCGCTTTACCTTCCAGCTGCTGATTGAGCAACCGTTCGACGGACTGTATCCTAATTTCTGGATTGTTGCTAGGGGGACGTACACATTTAAATCCAGCATTTTTCAAAACGTCCACTAATGACAGCTCATTGAGCTGCTGCTTGGCAAACCCGGCCGGGTCAGGCGCACACAAAAACGTAGCCCCGGCAAAGTTGTTAGCAATAAACGGATTGAGCCTAACATTCAAAAATGTCTCGATGCCCATATTCTCCGCAGTGATCTCCCCCAAAGTCATCACCCGCCCCCGAGGGTCCCTCTGCTTAAACACAGCTGCCGGCGTACGCCCAAAGTCAATCCCAATAATGATCGGGTAATTCTCACCCCTGATGTACTTCAGCGGATCGTCTGCCACATGAAAGTCGTACGTAAAAGTCTTCTCGTACACAGGTGTACCTGAGAGCGAACGGCCATACTCAGACCTAAGGTAAACCCTAAGCCAGTCCTCGGTCTTACCCGGAATCAAATTGGGGTAGTACTGTTTTGGCAGGTGGTCGTAGTTATCCGCTTTAGGATTCACACACCATTCTTCGCCGTCCTTGTCCAGCAAAATCTCTTCTGGCTCTTCGCCAAATCGTTCTGTGTACTTGGCTGGCTTCAGGATCGCTGCAGGCTGTTTGTAAATTGACCAGTTGCTAGGCGGCTCTTCCATCTTGTTATGCCACCACGTATCCTCGTCCGGCATGTTGGTATCAAACAGCGCACACGAACGAGTGGGCCCACCGTCCTTCATTGACGGATACCGGTTCAGACGACCTAGTAGGCCATCCACTACTTCGGAGTTGAGCTCGCGTGATTCATTACCCCAGATAAATGTCGTCTCAAGTGACAGCGCTTTCCTAACGTCGTCCGGGGTATCCAGCGCAATGAACAGCCACTCGGACTCAACTTCTGTGTTATCCGGCAGTTTGGCTTTCAGGATAAACGTCTTCTCCACCGCTTTCCAAATGCCAGCATCTCCCGGTGGCAGCCAGTCAAACACCGTCTTTCTAGTGGTTAACGCTAACTGATCGGCCGTGTTACGCACAATCACCGCTCTGGTTTTACGTATGCCCTTGGTATTTGGCGCTTGCCCGCATGCAAGTCTTACCAGTTCGTGCACACAGGTCACAGATTTGCCACCTCCAACTGGGCCAGCTAAGACCCTGACGTAATTCTCGTCCAGCATAAACTCACGCTGGGTGTCTGTTGGCTTGTATTTACTCATTAGATATGAATTTTGTAGGCGAATTGATGATATTTTGGTCGTTTGTGATGTTCACCGAACGCTCTCCAAGGTCGATAGAAATGCTAAAACCGGGCCCAGAATTGACCTGTTTCTCCTCTTTTGGCTCCAATCCTGCCACTTTTATAAGCGTTTTAAGGGTATCGTGCACCTGTGAGAAGCTCGCATCTGGGCTAGCTGCCAGTAAATACGCCTTATCTAGCAGTTCTCCGGCCATCCAGCCAGCTTTTGCCTTGAATGTAACGCCATTTTTCTCAAATTCCGAGCGTAATTGCAAGATTCGGCTGATAAACCATGGCTGCTTCTCCAATTCCCGAAACTGCTCCACAGAAACACCATGCCGGCCAATGATGATCAGCTCATCTTCCATGCCTAGCGCCAGAGAATGCAGCATTTCTTCTGAGACCTGTGGGAACGACGTGGTTTTTACCCCATATTCCAGTGGGCCGTCGTCAATTTCAACGTTCAGCATGCTGTGCCTCCTCTTTGGCCTTGGCTTCTGCGCGGTCAACGGCATCTAAGTACTTTTCCATGGCTGTGCGAATGATATCTGCCATGTGCACTTTTTTACGCACGGCTAGTTTTTGGACTCGCTCCATCAGGGGGTCGGGGATGTATAGGTTTCTTCGTCTCATTTGGGCAATGTAGCACGTGTGTATGTGGTGTGCAAGCGTTTTTTAATTTTTTTGAGTGCGCTACGTGTGTATGTCCTTATTTTCTTCGCCTGCTGTAAGAGCCAGTCGTAGGGAGAGGGGGGGTGGGCTGGCCCCCTTGGTCCCATGGCGGGGTAGCAGTCTTGCCTACTGTGTAGGGCATCGTATCCCTCGCCTCCCGATCTTTAAAAAGTAGCATTGTTTCCTAGTGTCGCGTACTTCGCGGTTCTTGTTTGTAGGGTTTTCCCGAACGCATCGAACCCAAGTGTGCATCAACGCAAAGTCACAATGTGGGATGTTCGATCATTAAAAATTCAATAGCGTTTTGACAGTTTGGGTGAAGTAACTGTCCGGCAAATCCGCTTCTATGACCTAAACGCAACGCGCATGGTCTAAACACACGAATGGCAAAAGTGTGGGGGGCGGTTTTGAGTAGTGCATTACATGGTGTAGTGTATTACTTGAAACCTACTTATTTATTCAAAGGACAAATCATGTCAAATGCAGTCGCTATCATTGAAGGTACACGTTCTATTGTCATCGACAAAAAGGGCAACACCGGTTCCTTGGCGCTCGCAGTGGCCTTCGCAGGTCGCGAAGCTCGCCAAGAGTTCGGTCAAATGATGTACGCCAACTGGCTCGCCAACGGCCAATTCCGCCCAGTCGTCAATGACATTCTTTCATGCGGTCTCGTGCCTAAGTCTGCCTTGCCTTTCGTGGCCGGTCTCGTGCCTGCTACTGGCTCGGTTTCTAAAGAGGCTCTCATGGGCTTGTGCAACGCAGTCTCTAGCGCAGTGTCCGCCAAGCAAGCCAAGGGCGTTACGCTCAAAGGCAAGAAGGCTTATGTGTTCGGTATCGTTGATCGTATCGCTCGCGGTGCTCAACCTTCCACAATCAATGACTAATGTCTAAGGTTCACTCTCTACCCAAGGGAATCCATATCGCCCCGATGCCTAAACGTGTCGAGGGCGATATTGGTCGCAAACTGCAGGGTGGCTTGCCCCCTGTTCCATATCGCTCATGCAACGCCAAGTGGTCTAACTCCGCCAAGTTTGCTCGTGAGCCTATGCCATTCAACCAACGCCAACTATGCGCAGAAAACGCAGACTGGCAACACACCCTGTTTGGCTAAATCATTAGGGTTTACCCTACCTATTAATCCAATTATCCAAGGTCTGGAGTTGGATTAATCCATGGATTAATTGATTCTTCAATGAAATCAATAAGTTAAGTCGTCGATTAATCCATTTATCCAATTATCCAATAAAATAGAGGGTCAGAGATGTTATGGCTTATGGATTCAATGCCATATGCGATGACGCACAATCTCACAAGTCCCCACAAATCCTGTCTGTCAAATCCACACTTGGATTATTCGAGCAGGGTAAACCCTAATGCCCCCTGCAAACCTAGAATCCATGCGGGTTACACGGCATACACACGCACAAATCAATTAATCCAAGCCCCCTAAATTTTGGCTTAATCGATTCCAAAAACTGTCTTAATCAACTTTGGAGCTATCATGCGCACACCATCAAACTCTGATCTCATGGGCTTAGCCATCATCGAACCCACATACACATGTGCAGATGACATACAAGAATTCACCTTGGATGATATCCCCGGCTTCATCGAAGCTCGCACAATGGATGAGATCGACGCATCAATCCATGCCTACTATCAAATGCTAAATCAGCGATCTGTCTAAATCGTTAGGGTTTTCCCCTAGTATTAATCCAACTCGTGTGCGCCTCGTGCGCACCACTCACTTTCCTTGGAGACACCATGAAACTAACTCTATACGCAATCGGCTTTACCTTGGCCACATGCATTTCCCTGTTCGTGGGCTATAGCCCTGACGTGCCTTACTTCCAACAAGCTGCCCTGTTATTCGGTGGCTTCTGCCTTGGCGGTGTTGTGATCTGTGCCCTCGAAAGCATCGAGAACGTCGGGTAATACCATGGATGAACACATACCAATCTGCACCTGTTGCTATGCAGTACGAGTAGAACCCCATCGTGCAAAACACGAACGCCCGACCTGTATGCAATGTGGTGAAAAGATCGCCCAAAAGGAACTCAAGCGCAAATCATCCATGTGTCAGCCGATCAACAAGTCAGCACCGACATACATAAGTGATCCATCCATGCTAATGCAACTTAACCCCAAGAGGACAACATGAAACCAATCGTATTCTACAAAACCTATTCCGAGCCAATGATGTGCTTGCTGTACGACAGTGCGGAGAAACCATTTTGGTGTGCAAGACTAGAGGTGGTCGATCACCCGACCATTGGCAACGGCACTGTACGCACAAGCGAGATCGTTAGTTTTAATCCCCAAGGCGGGATCATTGAGACACGCAACACAATCTACGTGCCTGAGCCATGACCAAGAGTGACATACAACTGACCGACTTCCTCGGCACATGTTGGCGCGTAGACAAATACGAGGTCAGCACCAACTATTTTCTAATGTCATGCATCGTGTGTCTGTATCACAAGCATGGCAAAAAATTCATTGACGTATTTCATGAGGGAACTAAATGACCAAGACGGGATGGCCTCCCCCTGTGCTGATGCAAGATGACAACCCCCAACTGAGCAGATGGTTTGCAACAAGACCTGATGCTATATATACATTCAAGAGGAACAACATGACACCATCAACAGCAACGACAATCTACTACACATACCACACCGATCCCGGCCATGGATGGCTAGAGGTGAGCTTAGACGAACTTGATCTACTGGGCATACGCTCGGAGGTAAGCTGTTACTCATACATCAAAGGGGACAAAGCGTATCTCGAAGAGGACTGCGACATGGAATTGTTCATGAACGCAATGGAGGCTAAGGGTGTGAACGTCAAGCTTGCACACATCAACGAGCCACGTAACGATTCAGTCATTCGCTCATATCGGAGGTTCCCATGACATGGCATAAATTTGAAAGAGTTGTGTTCTTGCTAGCGTTGGTCGTGCTAGCACTGGACTTGTTAGTATGGCGACCGAATTAATCACCACTCACTCACTTAAGGAACTTTATGCGTTATTCAAACATCAAGAAATCTGTTGTCGAGCAGTTCAAAGCCCCTCAGGGTAACAAGATCGTGCCATTCATCCTCGGTGCTCCCGGTGGTGGCAAGTCAGCTTGTGCTCGTGAGATCATGCGAGAGCTTAACCTAGATCATGTCGTGGAGTTCACGGCTTCATTGCGTGACCCTGTGGATGTACTCGGTACACCTAACAACACTGGCGAGTTCACTCGGTGGGTTCCGCCCGAAGAGTTCTACAAGCTACGCACTGGCCGTGTCGGTCTGATCTTGGAAGAGTTGTCCGATGCTCCGATCCCCATGCAGAATGCATTGTGCGGTGTAATCTATGACAACCGAGCCGGTAACTTGCAACTGTCAGATCAACTGTTCAAGATTGCCACTGGTAATCGTACCGAGGACAAGTCAGGTGCTAATCGCATCACATCCAAGCTAGCCAATCGTACACGTCGCTTTGACTTCCAAGAGAATCTCGAAGACCTGACCGCGTATGCACTGGACAATGATTGGAAGACTGACCTGATTCAGTTCTTGCGATTCAGACCCGGCCTGATCTCTGACTTTGATGCCAATCGCTTTGCCAACCCAACGCCTCGTTCATGGGAGCGTGTCAACCTTGTACCCGATTCATTGGATGCATCGTTGTTCTTGGAGAATGTGATCGGTGAGGTCGGTGAGGGTGCAGCTGCTGAGTATGTTGGCTTCCGTCGTATCTACTCTCAACTACCTAACATCGATGCTCTCTTGCTTGACCCCAAGGGTGCGCAGGTTCCAACGGACCCTGCTGTGCGGTATGCGATTACCGGTGCGCTTGCACGTAAAGCAACTGTTGACAACATCGATCGGATCATGTCTTACACGGCACGACTGCCTGCCGAGTTTGCGGTGATGACCATCAAGGACTCCATCAAGCTAGCGCCTAAGATTACATCGACACGAGCGTTTATCGAATGGTCTACTGCCAATGCAGAGGTGCTGATGTGAGCTACATGTGGATGGACAGGCCGGAAGATTTCCACACACTCTTGTACAAGCAAGACCCCGATCAAAAGATACCGCAACGCATGGCGGTTATTTCACCCTTTATTAAATACGACGAAGATGAACCCGAGCCTTACTGGACTGGAAGGTGGAGGGCTCGCATCATTGCAAGCAAGCAACAGAAGTTCTTTTCTAGTGTGCAACAAGCCAAAGACTGGGCACAAGCAGTCATCCTACTAACTCAATGAAAGGTATCTATGCAACACGCAAAACTCGCCGACAAGGTAATTCTTGTCAAGCTCACGCAACGTCGTGCACCACTCACCAAGCGCGACAAGGCGCTGACCAACCAACTGCAAACGCAGTACAACGACAACTCACTGACGGCAATCTACAAATTGTTCCGTGATATCAACAGTCCCATCAACAAGCTGATGAAAAAGCACAACGAGGTCTATGCGTATCACAAGCAGAACACCATACCCCACATCGATGCAGGTCCAAGGATGCTCCCCTCTACGCTGTACTTTGAGTATGCACAAGAGATGAAGCAACGTGTGGCCGTGGTGGAGAAGCTAGCCGATCAATGCTATCAGGACTACGACCAAATCGTAAGCGACGACATTATGTTCCGAAACAGTGGCTATGCGTCAGGCAGAGCTAACCGCGATGAGTACCCAACGGCAGAGCAGTTCCGTAATGCGGTGGGCAGTGACTTGAGGTTCACACCAATGCCTGACAAGCGTCACTTCCTATTCGATCTGTCCGAGGAAGACTTGGCTGAGTTCGACAGGGCTGAAGCTGAGCTTGCATCCATGGCACGTGAGGACACCATCAACCGCATGCTCAAACCATTGTCTGATCTAACGAGACGACTTGGCGAGTACCAAGGCAACAAGGGTGAACGCTTCCACAATTCACTCATGGAGAATGTGCTTGAGGGATGCACAACGGCGCGTAAGTTGGCTATCGATCCATCACCTGAGTTGGTGCAAGAGATCAATGCGATCGAGCAACTTGCCAGTAGCTATCTGCAGAACGTGGAGATCATCAAGGGCTCAGCCAATGCTCGTGTCGAGGCTCGCAAGAAGCTAGACGAAGCAACTGAGCGTTTATCAGCATACAACTTTTAAGGAACACAATGATGCGACCAAATCTCTATCAGGCATCTAGGATGCTAACGACTGCCGGTGTAACAGCCGACATTTACTTCAACCCAACGCAGATCACCACGAGGATGCGTAGATCGATTCAGAAACAAATTGAGTCGGGCAACATCACCGGTGGTTGGTCATCTCATGCATCGCGCCTTGCCAAGGTATTTTGTGAGCAGTTCAACTTACCCTATATCCGTGGTGACTACTGGGGCTTGCATGTGCAGTTCACTAGCGAAGAGGCTCGTGAGGAAGCGTGTGCCTTGATCAAGGCTGATTTTGCAGCGTACATGCTAACTCAGACAGGCAACGATCATCACACATGGATACAACGATCGAAGGCTAGAGTGCAACAAGACATAGATGCTATTTTGTCCGGTGAAGCTAGTCACATTCGATTCCATAGCGACAAAGTGTATGTGCAGATGATGCGTGATCTGTTCGTCAAAGCTCGTTGCCCATCCGATGTATTCAATGCAAAGCAAGTATCCAACATGCTCAATCAAGATTCTCCCATCCGTATCAACCAACACAACTGGAAAGACTAATCATGGCAATCACTACACTAGACAAAGCTAAAGTGTCCATCGTGACACAACACCCCTTCTTTGCATCCATGCTCATGAAGCGCCAACTCATCGAAGACGAGAGCATCCCAACTGCAGCAGTCGATCAGCGCGGTCAGATATACATCAACCCCAAGTGGTTCGAGACACTCAGCGTCGACGAGATCGTGTTCGTACTGGCTCACGAGGTTGGCCACATCATGGGTCAGCATGCCTTGCGTCGTGGCTCTCGTACCCCTAAGCGTTGGAACATTGCAGGCGATGCGTGGATCAATGACATGCTCAAGGATGCCGGCATCGGCGATCCAATCAAGGGATGCGTGGACATGCCCGGCTCCAAGGACAGAACAACGGATGCTATCTACAACGACTTGCCTGAGGATGACGGTGATGGCCCCGGTCCCGGCGGTACAGGCGACGACATTATCGAGCGAGGCTCACCACTCACTCCCGAGGAGGCGGATCGCATTGACGTTGAAACGCGTGTCGAGATAGCCCAAGCAGCGCAAGCAGCTAAGGCTCAAGGTAAGTTGCCCGGTGCATTGGCTAAGATCATCGCTGAGTTGATTGACCCCGGCACACCATGGTATGACGTACTCGAGCGTTACATGACAAGCTATGTGCGTGGAGACTATTCATGGGCTCGCCCCAACCGTCGCTTCAAAGACTACTTGCCTAGCGTAGGCCGTGTCCAAGAGATGGGCGAGGTTGTCATCCAAATCGACGTATCCGGCTCTATTACACAGCAAGAGATGTCGTACTACCAAGGTCACTTGGCTCGGATTCTGGAGCAATGCAACCCCGAGCGTGTACACTTACTGTATGTAGATACAGGTGTTCGCTTGCACAAAGTGTTTGAACGTGGCGACGAATTTAAGTTAGAGTTCTACTCAGGCGGTGGCACTGACATGGAATACGGCTTCGAGTTCCTTGCCAAGGAAGGTATTGAGCCTGAGGTATTCGTCTGTTTGACAGATGGTTACACCAGTTTCAGTGAGAGTAACAGCCCTGCCTACCCTGTCGTATGGTGTATTTCTAGTGATGTGGAAGCGCCTTACGGCGACACAATCCACTTTACTATGGAAGAAACTGTATGAATGAAGACCTCAAAGG